CAGTTAACTCTGGACTACCGGATTCCGGTGTCGTTCCTTGAGTATCGCTCATTTTTTCTTTCCTAAATTATATCGGGAACCGCCCGAAACGGGTTACAAAATCTTTAATCTTTTCTCCTCGATGAGCCTGTTTGCTGAAAGCCCTTCCAAGTAAGTTTCAATCAACTCTAATGTCCGTAGCCGCATATAAGCAGTCTCTCTGGACTGAAGATCAGCGTAATCGCTAGTTGCGAACTTATTAAGTTCAGCAGTCCTAAGATCAGTCATCATTTCCTGAAAGAATTCATCCTTCAGTAGATTCTCAGCCCATTGAACTTTACTCATGATGTAAGGCTTCCTAGCTCTTTAATTGCCTTCAGGACAATATCAGCCTGACGTTGGCGTGTTTCCTCGTCTGCCAAGTCCATCGCTAAGATAGCCTGTAGTTGTTTAACCGCTAACTCAGCCTCTTTAATCTTCATATCGGCTTCTTGCTGGCGGGTTTTCATCGCCATCTCAAGACCCTTGCGAGTGTACTCAGCCTCTAACGACTGACGCTCTAGCTGCAACTTAGCAGCCTCAATCTCGCTCTTAGCTTGGGTCTTTTCTCGCTCTACTTCAGCAAATATCTTAGTAGCTTCTGCTTGCTGATCCGGGCTAGGAGGTTGTGGCTGTGACAACTTCTCGTTAATCTCTGGCGTAATCTCGTTAAGGAAAGCGTTAGCATCCTTGAAACCAGCCGATTCAATCAGTCGTGCCAACGTATCTCGATACTGAGCCACAGATACCAGCGGATTTGATGGGCCAAACTGAGTCAGAATCTGCTCTTGCTTGGCTAGAATCATTTGCAACATGGCTAGCTTCTGCTCACGATCACCTGAACCCAAACCCACGTTAATCGCTACGTCGTACTGATTCGTCCATGTTCTAGGATCAAACGTCACGAACTTGCCACGCATACGGACAATCTTTGCCGTATCCTGATACTTGCCCAATAGGTGCAGAATCCCCTTAAACAGCGACTTTACGCCAGTCTCAGCAAAGATTCGAGCAATCAACTCCAGCTTGCCAGAGTTCGACTTCATCATCGCGCTAATGGCTGTAGCGGAAACATTGTTCAGTACGTCAGGATCAAGACCTTGCTGCTGGTCGCTAACACCTGTACGTTTAGCCTGTACGCCATCCATGTACTCAAGCAATGGGAAAGCCTGAGCCGTTACCGCAGGAACCTCGATAGGCGCAATAGCACCAACAGACTTCATGCGGATAACACCGCCCGGAGTAGCATTTAGAACGTCATCCAAGTTCACCTGACCGTCAACCACGCCAATACGAGCATTGTTCGTCAGATACAGGTTATCCAGCATTTGACGAGTCACGGTGGACTTGATTAGCTGGATGTCCATTGTCCGGTCTGCCAACGACTGACCAAAGAACTTATGTGGAATCGGGATAGGACAGAGACTGTGGAACGGAACTAGGTCACATTCCTCGTCATCTAGGATTTCGTTGCCAGAATAGGTAATCTTCCGCAGTTCAGCGATTCCGTCACCGTTAACGTCAATGCGGATATAGCACTCGTAGACCTCGACCACCTGCATCGTGTAATCAAGGCTAATGTTCTCATCAGGCTGTTCACCCTGACTGAATCGAGCAATACGCTCAGTCGTGTACTGGAGATCATCATAGCTAGGCAAGCCATCGATAATGTCCTTGTCAAAGCCCATAGCCGCTAGTTCGCTACGAGTCATCAACTTACGATGCGCTACGAACGGGCTATCTTCAATCGTTCTAGCCGACTTGCTAATCAGGAATTCTTCAGGTGGTACGTTCTCAATCTTGACGCAACCGTATTTCTTGACCTTCTTGACCTTGACCGAATACAAAGGAATCTGAATCGGGAATCCCATCGGGTCAACGCCACCATCGATCAACTCGACGTTCTGGCTAGTCACCTCAATGGCAGGATCAGATAGCAGCATGGCTAACTCATCCTCGGTCAGATTCTTGTAGCTTTCCTTGTTAACATCTTCTTTAGCATCCCAATAGGCTTTAACTACGCCAACCTTAGCCATTAGCGCATCTTTGAACCAGTTATGCAGGATGATTAGCCCATCGTTCTCACGATAAAAGACCCAATTACAGTAGTCTGTGGCTTGTTTAGCTGACTGCTCGTCATCAGGAGTCTGAGGCTCAAACGAGACAATATCCTCTGTGGTGGTGAATACCCGAATAAGTTGAGGCAAAGCACCATCGATAGCCTCTGCTACCTCGCCAGTTACGATCTGGCTTCTGCCTTCTACCTCGTTGCCATACGGATAACGAAGATAGTATTCGAGAGCCTTAGCCCTTTGGTCGGTCGTTTCGGTGTCGATGTATCCAATCGAGTTATCAATCTCGTTATCTAGGATACTTTTGATTTCACCTTGATCCATCTTCATAGCAAACCCCTAAGATTTTGCTAATTATACAATCCATTTCGTCGAAATTGGCAATGCTGACTGCCATGAGGAATCAGTCTCGTCAAGACCTATCGCTAGGTAACGGAAGGCATCAGAGTAATGACTAGACCAGTCATGCAAAGGCTTCTCATAGAATATCTGTCTACGCTCGTCATGCTCTCGACGGTAGTTCCGTAGCGCATCTAGTCCGTTCTTGACCTTTGGATTGAACCAGCATCTCGGCAACATACGTCGCACAGCCTGTATCCCGTCGGCAACGCTAAGTCTCGGAGCAACCCTGATGTTAAGTCCAGCTTCCTCCAGCACTTCCTTACGACTCTTGCCTGTTCCGAGTTCTCTAACCTGTACGTCATGGGGCAGGATTTGCTCATATTTCTCATAGCCGTTATCCCTTAGCCAGCCCACGTACCAGTCCAGACCTACGCCATGATTCTCGATGCAATCAATAAGTCTGATCTCTTTCCCTGCCAGTTGAGCAATCCAAATCGCAGTCGAATCACCCATGCCCAAATCCCAAGCAGCGTAGCTACGGCACAGACTATCGTTAGGAAAGTCAGCAATACGACCATTGCTCTCAAGATCGTTAATGAGCTTGCCATAGTAAGACCCCTCAACCGCTGCGTTAAAGGAACACTCGAACTCTTGGTTATACCTGTCCTCGCCCATCTCTCGATAGGCTGCTTTGAGTTCTGAGTCGGGTAGAACTCCTGTCTGACTAGCCTTGAACTCTAGATATTTCCATCCCGGCTCAGCCTTGGCTCTGTCGGCTAAAGTGGCGAAATGGTTAGCACCGCGAGGAGTGCCAATGAAGCAAGCCCACCCAAGACGGTCGGCAAGAGCAGGTCGGACAATTTCGTTCCAAACACGTGGATTCTGATCGCCAACCTCGTCGATAACCACGCCGTCATAGTACTGACCACGAAGGCTATCAGGATTGTCAGACCCGTAAAGACTAATCCTACGCCCATAAAAATCAGCCCGTAGCTCAGAGACATTGTAGGTAGCTCCTAGTGGTCTGGTGTATTTTTGTAAATAATCCCACGCCACCCTCTTAGCCTGTCCATACGTCGGACAGAGGTACGCGAACCTTGGGTCTGGCTTGTCGCACTCGATAGCGGCTTTGATGAGATGGTTAATCGCTGAGACTGTTTTACCAAGTCTCCTATGCGCTACCACCACAGTAAAACGATGCTGCTCAATGGCATCATGTATCTCTAGCTGCTGCGCTCTAGGCTCGTAGTCAATGACGATCTCAGCCACGATACCCACAATTTAAGCATTTGCCGTTAACTAGAAATGCGCTGCAACTCGGACAATTAGTCATCTTTCGGTACTTCATGCCTACCTCCCCATTTAACAACCATCTCTTGTGCGCCACCGTTAGCCCCTGTTACCTCTTGCCTCTGCGTTTCAGCCCAACGCATTTGAGCCTTAGTCCACCAGATCAACGCAGTCGTATCCCCGCCCTGAGCCTTAGTAAACAGCGTCTTGGCTATCTGTGCGCTGGCTTTAGCCTTGCCTATGTCTAGTTCATGCCTATAGTGCTTGCGTAAGGTCTTGTCATCTATCCCTACTAACGCACCTATCTGCTCATGAGGCAAGCCTAGACCTGCTGATGTCTCAACAAGTTTCCTCTGCTCATCACTCGGTTTATGTTCCAAAGTCATAAAATGTTTTCTTAAGGGGAACTGTTACGTTTCTGTCAACAATACGGCTTTCTTGCCTGTGAAATCTTCCCACCGCTTTACTATTACATCACAGTATTTAGGGTCTAGTTCCATTAGCCTTGCTTGCCTCCCTAGTTTCTCACAAGCAATCATTGTGCTGCCGCTACCACCAAAAAAATCCATGACAATAGAGTTTGCATTAGATGAAATTAAAAGCTGATTTTCTATCATAGCTACAGGCTTCATTGTTGGATGAAGCCCAGCCTCCCTGCCAAACTCAAGACACTTTGAATAATTAGCATTTTTTACCGCATTGTTCCATATTGCGGATTTTCTAAAAAATAACAAATATTCAACATCAGGTCTATGCTGACCGCCTAGTGGAATAGCGTTAGGCTTTTTCCAAAATAGTATGTTGAAGTTATATCCTGCATCAACACCCCACTTTAAGTAATCTGGAACCAAATCCTTGTTGCAAAAAATATAAGCATTTAATTTGTTTTTTTCAAAAACTGTTGGCAATGTGTTTAGAAATGCAATAGGGTCAAAATCACATAAATGCTTAATTGCTTCCCCTAACTTTGCTGCTGCTCGACCAATCGGCTGATTACTACCGCCCTCAGCTTCCATCCTGTACGGAGGATCAGTAAACACCATATCGGCTTTCTGACCATCCATCAATTTCTCTACGGCATCAATGCTCGTACTATCCCCACACATTAGCCGGTGATTGCCTAACTGATATATATCCCCTAGCTTAGTCTTAGGCTCCTCTGGCGCATCAGGTACGGCATCCTCATCCGTCAATCCTTCTACTTGCTCCGGCTCCAGCAACTTCTCTAACTCTTTTGCGTCAAATCCAATCAGGTCTAAGTCAAACTCGGATTCTTTCAAATCTGCTAACTCTAGCGTCAGCATAGCCGTATCCCAACCAGCATTCATCGCTAATTGGTTATCCGCTATGACATAAGCCCTTTTCTGGCTTTCCGTTAGGTGAGATAGCTCAATGACAGGAACCTCTTTAGCCCCTAGTTTCCTAGCCGCTAATAGCCTTCCATGCCCCGCTATGATCCCGTTCTCGCCATCCACTAGGATCGGGTTAGTCCACCCAAACTCCTTAATGCTGGCTGCTATCTGAGCTACCTGAGCATCCGAATGTGTCCGGCTGTTCCGAACGTATGGGATTAGTTTCTCAACTGGAATTTT